GGGCAAGGCAGTACTTTACTAACTTAAACAAGCCAGCCTCTGTTGAGGTCAAATCCTCATCAAAAACCTTTTGCTCAAGCTCCTCGTATAGGTCCGTACCCAACAAGTCTTGGATAGATGTAACCTGCTCCAACATAATAAGAGACAGCAAAGAAGAACGGTCTAACTTCTTGGGCAGAGGATAGTTTTGATAGACGTAGTTGTCGTCAATAAAGATAACTTTTACAATGCTCATTGCTCAGAAGGAATGTCGTTAATGTTTGCCCCCTTAATCGATTCAAGGTTTATCTGCTCTTCGATAATCGACAAGTTAATCTTGTCATAACCGACAGTGTTAAGAACCCTGTTCATAGAGTCCATAATGTTTGCCCGGTTAGGCAGTGTCTCCGTAGCTCGGAAAATCTGATATGCGCTAACGAGTTCGTTACCAGTACCACCAAGCTTACCAGCAACCATAACACCAAATAGAGTTGGTGAGGTTACATTGTGGGCAGTGAGAATCTTAGCATCATTAAGACGACTAAGAATATCAATGGTCTTATCTAAGTTGCTTACATCAAGAGGAGTAAATATCGGAGCATCTTCTTTGCTCTTTACCCAAGAGGCGATAACAGTCTCTGACTCAGAGCCTACGAATGATGCTTTGAACTTATCAAACTCTAGTCTCTTTTGGTCATTAGACATATTACGTCCAACGAACGTTGCGAGAACTTTTGGAGTAAAGCCGTTGGCAGCGGAGTTGCGTATGTGCTTACCAAATTCGTAGTCCGCACTGATAAAATGGAACGCCGAAATGTAGTTCGGAACACCGTAATAGTGATTGTTGCTGTATGGATTTTTGACATAAAGGACCTGCTCGTGTTCCTTTCCAAACTTATCAAAGGCAGCAATCTTTTTTGGTTGGTTGTGTTGCATAGACACATCTCCCTTTCCAAACTTACGTCTTAAAATGTAGTGAGTTATACGACCATTTTCATCTGGTTCCGCAATGCGAATACCCTTAATGTCAAGAGACTTAAACTCAATTAACTTGTTGTGTTCTTTGTTCCACTTAATATAAAACGCAAAAGCACCATTAAGCTCCTGCTGAAACGCCGCGTGTACTATTTGCTCGTACAGACCTTGAGACTTACCAGCGCAGTTAGCGAGGAAAGCCTTTATCTCTGCCCTTTTGATAGGAGCTTTAAATGCTTCATCTACAGAGCTATCTAGGCCATTTCCAGCAACCATCTTTGCCTTCTTGGTAACAATACCAGCGTGAACTGGTGATTGATTGTACATACGTTGCAGGAGGATGGGGAAGTCATCACCATAACCAAACTTGATGTAGTCGCCTGCGATTGTATTGCCTACCGCATAGCGATTGTCTAGGCTTTCAATTGACTTTTCGAGTGGGTTTGTGGCAATGTTGCTGTCCTTCGCAACAACAAAAGTGTTCGAAGCAAAAAAATCAACAACCTTAGTGAAAACGCTCATTTTAATATAATTTACAAGTTACTTATCTTAACTGTACTGGTAAATAGGTCATCATTACTATCAGAGTTCTCAAAAGTGTAGTCCTCTACTAAACAAATGTAATTTCCGTATGTTCGGATATTGTCATAAATTTCGAGCTTATACTCCCCACCTGCAATTTCCTGTGGTGAGATATCAAGGTCAATACCAATAAAGTCTTTAGCTACATCAAAATCATACTTGTCGTACAGGTTATCAAAGACATATTCTTGCTCTCCTACAATTTTAGTCAGCTTAATAGTAAATGCGATGTCTGACATAGCAGGAGCTTTTACAAATGATAGCTCGTTGGTTTGTCCGTTTAAAATAAATTTCATAAAGTAAAGGTAATAAAAAAAGGGAGGGGAAACCCCTCCCTTTCCCCAATGAAGGGTTAAACTTATTAGGCAGTAACCTTGGCCCAGTTAGCAGAGTCAAGGGTGTTAGCAAGTACGTTCTCTTCACCAACAAGCGTAAGCTGGTAGCGGTTCTTGTCAGTACGAGAAGCACCAGAAGCACCATCAACAGTAGCAGCGTATAGTCCGAATCCGTAACCAACCATATGGTAAGTTCCGGCAGCAGTCTCAACGAAAGCAACGATTTCAGCTCCTGGGGTAGCAATCTCCTCCAGAGTAGTACGCTTTGCAGCGTCCATACGCAAGAACTCAACCTGAATAGTAGGAACCACAGAAGCAGAACCATCAGCATTTACAGTCTTAACGTCAGTAAAGTTAGAAAAAGCATCTTTGTTGTTGAATCCTAGGGTAAGGATATCAACACCAGAGGTAACAAGTCCGGTTCCACCGATGGTAACAGCTCCAGCTGTAATAGTAATAGCGCCATCCTCAATTAATTGAGCACGGTCGGCAAGAATAATAGTTTTTAAACCACCGGAAGAAATTTCTCCGCAAGCGTAAGAAAGACTAAGTCCGGTAAAATCAACAGCACATCCCATTTTATTATATTTTTTTTAAGTGAGAGGGGGCTTTCGCCCCCCTCGATTATTTATTATGCGAAATTCTTAGCGTAGACGATTTCCTCACCTTTCAGGTAAGAGAAGCCAAGCTTAAACTGTCCCCAGATTTTGTCGCTAGACAATTCTGCTTCGTACTTCATATCGATAGCGCGAACGTCACTGTAGTTGTCGGTCAACATAACGATGTTCTCAGGAGCAGAGATGAAGAATGAACCAACAGCAAGTGAAGGGAAGTGAATAACCTCCATACCGTAGTATGCAGGAATGTTTCCTTCAACAACACCTTGAGCAGTGGTAGTGTACAAACCAGCGATAGCGATTTGGTAAGCTTGAATAGCGGCAGTTCCCATAAAGAAGGCAGGCTTCAATTGACGGTCAGCATCACCATAAACAGCAGACAACATATCAGCGCTCATTACTTGGTAAGCACCTTCCATTTTGGCGAGGATGTTAGCAGAAGTAAGGGCAGCGTTTGTGTCGTAGTCAAGAACAGTAGCATCGGCAGAAAGCTCGGTAGCTAGAGTAGTGGCAGCAAGCTCAAGAGCCTTCTGAGCAGACAACTTAGCGAAGTAATCGAAAACCCAGTCTTTGAACTGAGAGTCCATAGTCTCTTCGTTGTGTTGGCCTTGCTTAAGAAGCACAGAGCGGTAGGTAGATTCAAGAACGTCTTTGCAGTTCAAGAAAGCCCACTTGTAGGTCTCAACAGTCATCTCTTTCTCATCGATAGATGCAGAACTAGCGGCAGTGAAATCACACAAGTCATTACCAAAGGTCAAGCTCGCATCGAAGATGGGGACTTGTACTTTTGATTTGACACCGTCAACAAGACGGAATCGGTCCAACACTTTGGCACTCTTTACCATTGAATCGATAAAGAGGTCGGGGGTGCGGTTGCCCCAATCTAAAGTTGCAACTGATATTGCCATTTTATTTTTGAATTTAAGTAATATACAAATTAATAAAGACGCTTGCCAAAGAACTTGTCAATCATCTTAATTTTATCAGAGGTGATTCGTTCGAATTTAATCGTCTTATCAACGACCGTTGCTTCCTCTTCTTCGCCAGCTTGTTCAGCAGACAAGGTCAATTCGGCTTCTTCGACAGAGGCATCCTCTACCTCTTCTAGTTGTACTTCTACAACTGGTTCTACAACTACTTCCCCAACAGCCTCAACAGGCTCTTCGGATAGTTCTACGTTTTGCTCTTCAGCTACCTCTGCGGCAAGCTCTACAGCAGGCTCTTCATTGGCCTCAACTACTTCGTTGAACTGCTCTTGCGACTCAGCCCAAAGTTCCATTAAGGTTGCGATTGTTTCGTTTTGCTTGTTAATGCTAGCCTCTAGGTTTGAGAGACGCTCACCAAGCTCAACAGCGAATTTGAAATCCATATTACTTTCGAATTTTTGTTCTACCATATCAAAATTTTTAACCTCAATAGAAAAACCATTAAGGCCGCTAGCTTTAATCTCATCACGAATTGCTTGTGACTTGACGTATGCTTTAGCAAATACAGTTCCGACTGGTAAATCGAAACCGTACATTTTACTCTTGTCTTCTTCAGACTCCTTCATCCATATTTCCAACATATAAACCTCATCGGTCTCATATTGGTGCTGGATGTTAAAAGAGTTGTGAAGACCTTTCTCTGCGTAACTACGCATCATCTTTTCAATTGTATCGACAGAGAACTGGACATAATAGCCTCCGGTCTCTGCACTGCGAAAGATTGGTTTGTTTGGCACAATAACAGGCCCAACGACAATACCCTTTTCTTCATCAACAAAGAACATATCTTTTTTCTCCTCAGAGAAGTAGATAAAGTTTTCTTGGATTGCTGGGTTTGTAACCAACGAAATACGGTACATACCACTCTCCTCATTGTCTTTCATAACAATGTCGTAAATGGGTAACTTTTCGTTAATCTTTTTCATACTTCGTTAATATACAATTTTATTTAAGGCCAACCATTTTCAGGAACTCATCAAGGGTAATTTCCACACCCTCTTTGACTAAGTTCTGATACTCCTTCTTTGCCGTCTTCATACGGTTCTTTAGGTCTTCAATTGAGCGTACAATGCTTGCAATGCCTTCCACCATATCCTTATCCTCCTGACTATAGAAACGACCGTTACGAATAGACTCTGCCTTTCTGATGGCCCAGTTGACACCGCTAGTGCCACCCCATATAAGCCAAGCAACATAGCCCCTGTCTTTCCAGGGTGTGGATGCAAACTTAGGGTCTACTGCGCTGTTCTTACGATGGCGATTAAATGCAGCCATACGAGCAATCGTGGAGTACGAAAGAGACTCACGGCTTGCTAGTTGATTGGCGCGTGTCCAACCAATAGAAGTTCCACCCTTCACCTCATCGCCGTACTTCTCACGCCAAGATAATGCTCTTTTGGCGTTGTTTGAAGCCGCTACCGGATAATCGTTATAAGTCTTTGCCATCTGGTTAATCTACAAAAATCACCTCAAATTTGCCATACATATATCCATCATAGATTTTGGCATCAGTTAATGAGTTTACGATAAAGTTTTCGTTGGTCTTATTAAACCTAAACTTCTTTTTGTAAAGGTCTCCGTTTTGAAACATAGTATCAGGTATCGCCGCGTAGAAAGACATCTTGCTCTTTTCGTTTGCCGCAAAGCGCTCAGTGCTAACCAAGTAGTCGTAAGCGGCAGCCGTAGTTCCGTTTGCCAAAACAAATCGCAAGTCAATCTGATTGCCGGATAGTGAGTTAACAGGATATCCTTGAAGTAGGTAAGTTCCAGCACTCTTGTATAGAGTCTGCCGAATCCTTTGCCCGTAGTCGTTGTATTCTCGGAATACAGGATACCTTAATGTCGTAGCAAAGTTTGGTTCCCTTAAATAAAATATCCTAAGACCAACTTTGTCGTAGTCGGGCATCTCGTATTTTATATCACCAATCTCTTGAATGGCAACAAGCCCATTGCTTAAAAGTATTGGGTCGGTAAAGAATTCCTCTCCACAAACGGATTTGTTTATTGGGTTGATTAACGATGTCTTAAACTCTAAAGACTTTTCCCCAGAACCATTTGCCTTCCAGACCCCATCAAAGCTACCAATAGCAAGTTCAGCATCTGTCTTGTCATATATGCCGTTCTCTAATTTGTTTAAAAGCTTTAAGGTCTTTGGTGGTATAACTCCAGACTCAACCTCAAATGGCTTTAGGGTGTCAAGGTATCCATCCATTGCCGCCATTGTAAGCCTTATGTCTTTCAGGTTGTCAAGAATTATATCGCCAGTCGTGTAATCGTAGATTAAGCTAAGGCCAAATCGTTTCATAATGTCTATCATAATATCATAGACACCATAAGAATTATTGTTAGACAAAGACTCTTTAAATTGAAAATTGTCACTTGGAACTGTTGCTGGAACTGAGCCAATATTGTCAAGCTTTAAGCCAAGGGTGCTCCAGTCGTATCCAAATGTCCTTTGTTTTACAAAGTCATTTTGGACTAACACGGCATCATCATCCACATTAATCAATTGAAGACCTTGAGTATTCTGATTTAAAGCAATACAGCTTGTCCTTGCGTCTATCGAGCCGGAATCCATATAAACGCCAATAGCGTATGAATATGTGCTTCCCCCGCTTATCTGATACAGCTCTGTGCTATCAATACTTCCCGTGAATGAATTAAAAACAATGGTAGAACTTGGCTGAACAGAGTATCCGTTGCCATCAATTCCGGTATTTTGTTCAATAGATGCAACCGTTAATTGTATTGGGTTGTTGGAATTGTCAACTATTGGTATCCTGTATTTTGGAGCACTAGATGTTGTATATGACTCGTAAATCAAAACATAGGGAGTAAATACTGCATTAGAAGTACCTTGAACACTTACAATGTGAGGATAAATACCTTGGTCAGATATATCTCTATCAATCGTAAGCAAACAGGTTTTTAGGGATGGAATAGTTACGCTTCCGTTTACAAAAGAAAACTTGCCATCAAATCCAGCGCCGTAAGAAACATATCCCACATTTTCATCACCCCAGTCAGTAACACCCCCGGGCTTCCTAAGCTGGTCTCCATACTCTCTCCCTACTAAAATTTCTGTTGGCGCATAGTTAGTTGGGCCGAATGGTTCGTAAGACTCTTTTGCGATTAACTTATAATTCGTTATTGGCTGAACAATATATTCAACTCCAGCTAAAGTTATTTCGCCTACCGACAGCTCTTGGTCTGTGTTTGCCTGAACATTATATGGGAATGGAAAAAGAAAGCTCTCTCGCTTGCTCGCCGGGGTTGCCGACAAATAGGTTGGGTAGAGTATGTAAAGATTCCTTGGGTCCCAAGAACCCGTTCCTGAAACAAACTTTGAAGTGTACGCTATACCAGCTGTACTAAATACCCTATCAATAAAGTCAATGACTCTAAGCGCTGGCATAAGACCAAACTTCTTTCCGCTAGTACCCCACGAAGTAAATTGACGTGATTCATATCCTGTTGTTTTTTGAATGTTATCGAAATCAATAAATGGTATCTCGATGTCCCTTTGGTCGTAACCTTGGTTAGCGGACAAGTAGGTAGATAAAGTCCTAACCTGAGTAGAGAAAGCATCGTTGTATATGTCCTCAATCTTTAAGTCCCTAAGCGCTTTAGAGAACTCAGATACCTTATCTTTTAACTCAAGAGTAAATATGGGCTCAACGGAGTTTATGACTACAGACTGAACCCTTGCCCTCCCTGATGAAATAATGTCATCACCCTTGTACACCTCATAGTCGTACTCTGTCAATGGGATACCACCATATCCGCTGGCATCGTTATAGCCTAATACGGTTTTGTTTTTTGTGGTGTATGGAACGTCAGAGTTAAAGCTAAATGGTATTTTTATGGAGTCTATATTTGTGGTGTCATAGTAGTCCACACCAATGGCAATCTCTTGATTGGGAAATAAATCAAGGAACTGATTGTTTACTCTTAGTCTGTAGCTCATACCTATAAATTACAGTTTGCTTGACGCTAGGTTAAAGCTTACCGTACTTTTAAATTTGTTATTAAACACCTCAAAGGTAGAGTCGTTAATGCTCACTTTGTATGCCTTGGGGTTCCCGTTAGTGCAACTATCTATCAGAAAAATGGTGTCTGCCATCAAAGCGTCTTTATTGTCCCAGAAGCTTCTCCTTAAATTGTCTACCACAACGGTATGAGACGTATTCTTAGAATATGCAATCATAAGGTCTGAGTAGTGTGCCTTCTCTATCTGCGTATTAACCTTAAAAGTATTAGCAAAAGAAGCAACTAATTCAGAATACAACTCGAGGCTATATATCTGCACATTATAGGATTCTCCATATACTTTTGAGAACGCATAAAAGTTCTTGTCAATAATCCCGCCTATTGACACCGGGTATTCTCCAATCATAGGGGCCATAGTAGCTCCAGTAACATAAAATACACCAAAGTCTGTTAGGTCTGCCGTGTTGAAGATTACAGCTACATCACCGGCTGCAGGAGTAAACTCCACAGGCTCCCCAGCCTCATAGGTTATAGAAGCTACGCCATTTGTTTCAGTGTATTCTAGCAAGAGACCACTTTCACCCGCTTGAATAGGCGCACCGAATGGGGCACCGTTGTCATATAGTATATCTATAGCCATTATAATTGAGAGTTGCGTTCTTGGATTCTACGAGCGTTTTCGTCAGAGCGTAAGTCTGTTGCCGACACAAACGAACGAACTGGTTTATCTAATTTACCAACCATTGTAATGTTCGAAGATGCAATAGCCTCAAGCAGCTCAATTTGCCTGTTGGCAATAACGCTTGGGTCTTTTACAATTCCACCAGCCGCAAACTTGTAGTCTGACTTACTTCTTCCATTTATCTGGTCCAGTAAAGCTCTGTACTTCTGCGTAGAGTTTTTGTTTACTATATACTCGCCACCTTCCATCTCATACCCTCCCCGTCCTTGAACGGTAAATGGTACGCCACCTTCGGCGTGAGAAGGGCCATTAACCACACCACCTTGAGCAAACTTAGTTGGGAAGAATTTCCTTTGGTTAATTGCTCGAAGTTCTTGACCATATCCAATGCTGGCGAATGCAGATGTAATTGCAGCCTTAATAGATATGGTAAGTGGGTCACCCTCTCCTTTTAAAATCAAGTTAGGTATAACTGAGCCAAGAGCTGACAAATAGTCAACTAAAGCTTTTTGCCTGTCTCTTTTTTGTTCGGCTTCAAAGATTTGTTTTTCAATCTTGTTTTGAGTTTGAACTTCTTTTTTGCGATTTTTTTCTATTTGCGCTCGGTACTCGGCCTCTGTTATGAGTTGACCCTCTAGTTTGGCTTGAAGAATCTCATCTTCAATTTCAGAACTATTTCGTATGGCATCAAGCTCTCTGTCTAATCTATTTTTAGTGTTCTCGAGAGCGACTTCGTTAAATCTCGACACAGACTTTAGAGTTTCATCAAGGGCCATCTTTAGACCCTCTGTAAGAGTTAAGTCAATTCCCAAGTTGAAGTTTTTACCAAGTGCGGAGCCCAGCTCAATAAAACTCTTTCGAAGCTTTTCATTTTGCTCTGGAGTTATTGTTCCTTGAACCGCATCGTTATATGCATTCTGAATAAACTCAAGTGCAGCCTCAAGCTTCTTGCGCTCTTCTGGGCTGAGTTGTGCTTTTATAGAGTCGTAGTATGCTTCTACCTGCTGAACGTAAGACTTAAGATTCTGAATGTAACGCTGCTGCTGCTCAAACAACTTAGACTGACCAAATGCTGTGTCTGAGTATGCATCATCAAGAGATGATAGTCCATCCTTGAATGTTGCAAACACATCGCTGCTTGAGTCGAGTAGTTCTTTTGCAAGTTCTAAACTTGTCCTCTCCGACTTAAGTAGAAGCTGAGTAAGGTTTTGAGCTAAGTCAAGAGCAGATTGACTAAGTTGCTCGTTAGCGTTCTGTAATCGAAGCGTATTCTTCTCGCTTCCACGGAACAATGCGTCATACTTCTTAAAGAACTCATCAGATGTTCCATCCCAAGCCTCAAGACCTTTACGGATGTTTACAAGTGAAATCTCGTACAATTGTGCGTTTTCATTTAACGATTCTGTTCGCTCAAGACCAAGTCGAGCAGCTTCATCAATCTGACCAGAGTTTCTTGCAGCTTGAATTTGAAGGTCGTATTCATCTTCGATTTGTTTTTTTCTTGCCAAGAAAGCCTTGTCTTCTTCTTGAGTTCGGTCTTTAATTGCACTAATCTGAAGCTCAAGAGCCTTCTTTTCTTGCTCAAAGATTGATAGATAC